GGGCTGATTACGATCGCATCTGGCAGCCATTCGGCGAGCCGCTGGGCGTGCCGGTGACCGGCTTCGGAGAGCGCGGCGTCTGCCGGGCGAAGTGCCAGACGTGCGGCAAGATGCCGGTCTCGAACCGTATCGCCACCGGGCACTACGGCCGGTTCTATCGGCCGCAGTTCAGCCTCGCCGAGATGGCCGAGCAGTACGTCGCGGTCATCCGCGACCCATCGAAGCGTCCGCCGTTCTGGAACGAGGTGCTCGGTCTTCCCTTCGAGGCTCGCAAGTCCGAAGCGATGTCCGTCGACGTGCTCGACGGCAGGGCCGAGATCTGGCCGAGCTGGGTGAACCTCGATACCGGCGAGACCGAGTGGTACGTCCCCTGGGGCGTCGCCGTCACCACGATCGGCATCGACGTGCAGAAGGGCGCGGCCGATGGATCCGGCGCCCGCTTCGCCATGAACCGCATTGGCTGGGGCGAGGGCGAAGAGGTCTACGTCCTCGACTATCGCGAGGAACCCGCGCGCACACGCGACGTGTCAGAGTGGGAGCGTGTACTGCTGCCGTACATCGAACGGCAGATGCAGCGCAGCGACGGACGCGCCTTCGTCGCCATGTCCATCTGCATCGACTCCGGTAACAACCCTGATCAGGCATCCGAGTTCGTGGCTCGCCATCGTGCGCGCCTGTTCGCCCGGGGAATCCACCTCTGGGCGGTCAAGGGCCGTCCCGAGAACGGGAAGCAGCGCTGGTCGACCTGGGCCGGCGAGGCTCAGCAGGCCAAGGCGTTCGAGAAGTTCAACAACCCTCACGTGAAGCTCTACGGCGTCGGTACCCGTGAAGCCAAGGACACCGTCGCCGGCTTTCTGCGGACCGAAGCAGGACCGGGCACGGTCCACTATCCGAAGGGCACGAAGCGCCATTGGCTTGAGGGCGTGCTCGCCGAGGATCAGGTCGAACGGCAGGGCCGGCTCGTCTGGGAGCACATCCGCCAGAGCGTCGCGAACGAGCCGCTGGACTGCTTCGTCTACAACCTGGCCGCGCTGCGCGCGCTGCAAAGCGAGTATCCCGCCTGGCGGCTGGACGAGTGGGCGAAGCGGATCGGCGCGATCAAGCCGACTGCGATCTCGGAACCGACCGCCGATGATGGCCGCAACGACGCTGAACCGTCGCCGATGCGCGCCGCAGCTGAGAGTGCCGTCCGCCTGCATGGCGCGCTCACCGCGATCGCCGACGCCAGCGTCCCAGCGCGGGAAGGCGCCGGTGCTCCACAATCGGTCGCAACACCTGCAGCCGCTCCGACGCCCCCGGCGGACGAGCCGTGGATGGTCGACACGGGCTGGCAGCCGCCGGCGATGCCTTGGGACTGATTGCGATGACGACCGGATACACGCAGGCCGATCTCGACAAGCTCCGCGCGGCGATGCTGCACGGCGTGAAGGAGATCAGCGTCGGCGGGCGAAAGCAGGTCTTCCACTCCCTCAAGGAGATGCGCGACCTCTACGACGCCATCGCTTCGGAGCTCGTCGCTACCGACGCTCCCGTCCGCCAGCGCATGTCCTACCAGGTCGTGGTGGACTGCTGATGGCCGCTCAGACCGGCTTCATGGCCCGCGCCTGGGCCGCAACGAAGACGGCGTTGCTGGGTGTGCCCGGCGGCATCGGCGAGGATGTCATGACGCGTTCGGTCGACGATCGCCGTTCGCGTGCCGGCGGCGGCGCGTACGACTTCGGCGATCCGTTCTCCGGCTCCGGCCGCTTCAACACGACCGGTAGTGGCACGTCGCTGCTCGCGCCATCGCACCAGCGCCTAGTCGCCGCCTGCCGCGATCTCGTCCGCAACAACCCGCACGCCAAGTCCGCCGTGCGCGTGCTCTCCGCTGCCAGCGTCCGCTACGGCATCACGCCCAAGTTCCCGTCCGGCAACAAGCGTGCCCAGGCGGCGATGGAGAAGGCGTGGGCGCGATGGATCCGCCTCGCCGACGTAACCGGCCAGCACGACTTCTACGGGTTGATGCATCGCATCGATTGGCAGTTCTGGGAGGTGGGCGAATGCTTCATCCGCCTGCACGTACTGCCCGACGCCGAGGCGATCGCGCTCGGTCTTGAGATCCCGCTGCAGCTAGAGATCATCGAATCCGAGCAGGTCGCGACCGAGACGTTCACCGCGCCGAACGGCAACCGCGTGATCGCGGGCATCGAGGTCAACAGGCGCGGTCGCAAGATCGCCGTCTGGGCCTATGCCCAGAACGCCGAAGACCCGATTACGATGGGCGTGCGCGAGAAGGTGCGCCTGCCGCTGTTCGACGGCACCAGCGGCGAGATCCTGCACGTCGCCAATCCGATGCGCGGCAATCTGCGCGGCGAGCCCGGCCTCGCCGTAGCCGGCACGCGTCTGGAGGCGCTGGACGTCTACTCGCGTGCGCTGCTGACCCGCGCGCAGGTCGAGGCGTGCTTCTCCGGCTTCCTGAAGACTGCATCGACCAGCGCTGCGGCGAACGGCGGCATGCCGATCGATCCCGCCATCGGTCCTACGTCCGCGCCGGACAAGCCCGGTGGACCGCGTCGGCTCCACATGAAGCCGGGGGTAATCCAGGAGCTGTTCCCCGGCGAGGACATCGTCTTCGCGAATCCGCAGACCAGCGGCGGTCTCGAAGTGTTCGCACGCGAGACGCTACGGGCGATCGCGACCGGCATCGGCGTGCCCTACGAGCTGATGACCGGTGACCTCTCCGACGTCAGCTACACCTCGTTCCGCGCCGGTACGCTTCAGTTCCGCGACCAGGTCGAGATGCACCAGTGGTTGGTGCTGATCCCGCAGCTCTGCCTCCCCGTCGTCATGCTCTGGTCGTTCCTCGGCTACCTGAAGGGCAAGTGGGACGTGATGGCGCCCGACGGCATGGACTGGGGTCTGCCGAAACCGAACAGCGTCGATCCCGTGAAGGACGCCATGGCGCTCCTCATCGAGCTGAAGGCCGGCGTCACCGACTTCGCGCAGGTCAAGGCCGACCGCGGGGAGGATTGGCGGAAGACCGTCGACACGATCGCCGAGATCAACGCCTACGCGCGCCAGCACGGCATCGAGAACTTCCTGCCCGAGGGCTTCGCCGGGACCGTCAAGGCCGCACCTAACGCGTCCGACGGCGCGGGAGCGCGGGAAGGTGAGGGCGAGATAGAATCATCTGACAGCACCGGGAGCGGCGACGAACCGACCCCGCGCCAGGCCCGCAAGGCCACGATGAGGAAGACGCAGTGACCACGATCACCCGATCCCAGCAGCTCGCGACGGCCGCTATCGAACTTATCGGAATGCGCGGCGCGTCAGTGGCATCCAACGTGGATCCGTCTTCGCCGGCGTTCAAGCGTGCCGCTGCCCGCTTCATGGGCGACGATCCCGTGTTCACCCGCGCGATCGAAGCCGAGGATGCCACTGTTGGCATCGAGGCGACGAACATGGTCGTTGAAAATGGCGAAGCGTTCGAGTTCGACGCCGTCGCCAGCGTCGGTTCCACGCGCATCGTGTGGCACCCGCGCGAGCGCTGTCTGGTGCGCGAAGTGATGGACATCACGCCCGACCTCATCGACTTGTCGGTGGTCGAGGCGCAGAAGGGCGTGCCCTTCTACCACGAGCACATCCACTCGGATTCCTTCCAACTCGGTCGCGTGACCAGCTTCGACGTCGAGATCGGCAGGGTCGTTGCCCGCAAGATCCGTCTGTCACGTCGCGACGACGTCAAAGGATATCGCCAGGACGTAGCGGACGGGATCAAGCGCGGCGTCTCGCTTGGCTACAAGCACCTATCCTACACGATGGAGGAACCAGCGCAGGCGGGTGATTTCCCGATCTGCCGGGTCTCCAAGATGCTCATCGTCGAGCTGTCGTCCACCTCCATGCCCGCCGACATCTACTGCGGCATCATCGAGGCGAGCATCCGCTCGGCCTACCCGAACGACGACGCGCCTGACGCCGTCATCGCCATCCGCTCGGCGTCCGCCGACGGCACCACCGCCAATCGTGCGGACACCACCAACCAGGGGAAACCTGACATGACCACGCCCGCCTCGGCGCCGAACAGCGCCACCCCGGCCGCGCCCGCCGCCGGCACTGACGTCCTGACCCGCTCGGACGCGCCCATCGCCCAGCCGCAGGGTATCATCACCAACGCGTCGACGTTCGATGCTGCGGCATTCGCGACCCGCTCCGCCGAACTCGTCACCATCGCGCGCCAGGCGAACCTCGCGGACGACGTTCTGACCCGCGCGATCGCCGATCCGTCCATCACCGCCGACATGTTCCGCAGCCAGGCGTTCGCCGCGATCGTCTCGCGCCAGACGTCGGGCATCACCGCCGGCAACGACGTTGCGACGCGCGGCGATCGCACCGGCGCGATGATCGACGCGATCGTCTGCCGGATGAACGGCGCGGCTCCGACCGGCCTGGCGACCGAGTACATGCGTCACACCATCGGCCAGATGGCCGAGGAAAGCCTGGCCGCAGCGGGACACGTGATCGCGCGCAACGACCCGAACGAGGTCTTCACCCGCACCTTCCTTCAGACGTCGGACTTCGGCACGGCGCTGAACGGTGCAATCGCGCGCACGCTGGTGAACGTCGGCGGCACGCCCAAGCCGCGCACCTACGAGCTCATCTCCGAGAACCGCGACCTGCCGAACTTCCTGCCCAACAAGGCGGTGGATCACGACATGTTCCCGGTCCTCAAGCTGGTGAACGAGGGCGGCGAAATTCGCTACGGCTCGGTCGGAACCGGTGAGTTCGACGTGCTGCTCAAGACGTTCGCGCTGGGCCTGCGGGTCACGCGGCAGGCGTTCGTGAACGACGGGCTGGGCCTGTTTCCGTCGGTCGTCCGCAGCCTGCAGCGCCGCATCCCGATTCAGAAGAACGCGATCGTCTACTTCGCGCTCTTCCTCGAGGCGTACAAGGTCGCGAAGGGGCAGACGTCGAAGGCGCTCATCCCCGGCACGAACTTGCTGCCCGAGGGCTCGACCCTGACCGCCGAGAACGTCGACGCGGCCAAGGTGCTGATGACCTCGCGCACCCTGCGCGACGCCACTGACGCCGGCATGACGCCGCGCTACCTGGTCGTCGGCCCGAAGAACGAGTCGAGGGCGATCAACATCTGCGGTGCCGACCTGTCGGCGCTGGGCAAGGTGAACACGAACGCCACGCTCACCCCGGTGGTAGACAACTCGATCAAGGGCGACAGCTGGTTCATCGTCGCGGACAAGGAGGACGGCACGCCCGCCTTCCAGCACGGCGGTCTGATCGGCTCCACCGGTGTGGTGGTCGAGCCCTGGCAGAAGGTGCGCGGCTTCGACGGCGTCGAAATGGAGGCCCGGTTGGACTTCTATGGCGCGGTCTGCAGCACCTTCGCCATCGCCGGCAACGTCGACAAGGCTGCCTACGCCAATGCCGCCGAAGCGAAGGCGCTGGTCGACCAGACTGGCCTGACGGCCCCGCTCGCGGCCACCGTCTGATCCAACCGGGGGCCGGTTCGCCGGCCCCCAACGCCCGCGATCCGGACCGGACGGGCGTGACACCAGCAAGGGACACGAACCATGCGCAGCTACGACTCCCCCGGCACGGTCATCACCGTGCTCATCCCGAACACCGACTGGCCGAATTACGCCGTCGGCGACCTCAACGTCCAGATCGGCGATCTCGCCGGTGTGACGCAGGGACCCGTCAACACGGTCGACGGTGGCCTGCTCAACGTCTGCGTGTCCGAAGTCTACAACCGGCAGGTCAGCAGCGCGAACGCCGCAACGCCGGGCACCAAGGTCCACCTCAAGGCGGACGGCACGCTGACCACCACGGCCGCTGACGGTCCGCACTTCGGCCACACGCTCGACGCCATCGGCGCGGGCAAGACCGCCGACGTCCGCGTCCGCCTGCTCGGCTGATGCACTCCGGGGCCGGCGTCACGCCGGTCCCATCCGCGCCCGCACGCACGAGGAACCCCATGCAGAGCTACTCCAGCCCGGGCCGCGTCATCACGGTCCAGAACTTCGGCCCCGGTGCCGTCGAGGTCCGCCGCGACCAGCCCTACCGCCTGCGCGGCCTCGTGGGCATTACCCAGCACTCCGCCAAGGTCGGCGCGGCGCTCAACCTCTGCGTCGAGGGCAGCTACGACCAGTTTGTCACGCTCGCCGCCGGCATTCAGTTGGCTGAGGCCGGCGACGCGGTCCTGATGCACATCGGCACCTTCGCGTTGGTGGTGGGGTTCGCCGCCGACGGGGATCACATTCCCTTCGGCCTGCTGTGCGAGCGGATCAACGGCCCGTCCCTTACGACGGTGAAGTTGACGCCTGGTTCGGCGGCTACTGCCAGCGGCGATGGCGAGCCCGCGCTGGCTGGTCGCGTGGGCGAGGTCGAGCAGGCGGTCATCGGGCTCGGCCACAACGTCGAGGCCACCAGTGAGGCTGTGTCCCTATTCGACGGACGTCTGGACCAAGCCGAGGCCGCCATCGGTGCGCTCCAGGCGGGTGGCAGCGGTGGTGGTGGTGCCGACTATCTGCAGGATGCATGCGTCATGACCAGCGCAGCGACCAGCTACACGCCGAACGGCAGCACGGTCGGCATCGTCTTCAACCAGACCGACAGGCCGCAGGGCCGAGACTGCCACTTTGATGAGACGTCCGGTGGGATGTATTTCGTCTCGGAAGCGAGCGGCTGGTATTCGTTCGATTTCCGTCTGACGGTGGGAACGGGGGCGAATGAGCCGAGCCGTATCGGGATGCAGGCTGTCATCCAGAGTCCATTCGGATCGCTGTTCGGCTTCGAGTTGCCGGGTGGACAAGTGTCCGATGTTCTCGGCTACGTGGGGTTCGAGCAACGCGGCGCATCGCGCATCTACACGAGCGGAAGGTTCGCGACCTTCCTGCCCGCAAATCACAAGGTCGCTCTGCAGATGTACCGCCTTAATACCGACTCGGCGGTAGGCGGCTTTCACCCCGGCAACATTCTAATCGACCGAATGACCGTGATCATGAGGAGGGAAGCATGACCGACCAAGTCGAGCCGAATACCGTCGTCGAGTTCACGGCTGACGAGGTCGGCGCATCCGTCCTGCATAAGACGGACGGCACCGTCCTCAAGGAGGGCAACGGACCGTTCGCCCAGCCTGGGCGTGGTGAGCGTCTGTCGTATGTGCGCCCAGGAGGTGTGCTGGTCGGTCAGGTCGAGGGCGTTCGCAGGGTTCGACCCTGGGCCCTCGACCACATGCCGACCTTCGCCGAACTGATGGGCCGCTGAGGTGGATCCGTGGGACGATCTTGTGGCGACAGGCTTCGAGCTCCTCGCCGACGAGGCGCGCTACACGGTTGCGGTCACCGGCGTGACGCACGACGTCGGCGTCATCCCCATCGATTCCGCGACGAAGTGGCAGGCATCGAAGGGCGATCTCCAGTTCAGCGGGACGAAGGTGGAGGCGCAGCTGTTCGCCGCGCAGATGCCCCCGGGATGGACTGGGCCGGGCCTCGACGCGCGCGGAAAGGGTGCCGATACGCTTATCCACAAAGGGCGGCGCTACCGGGTCGAGCCGGTCCGTGAGGAGTTGAATCGCGTCTGGGTGGTGGAGTTGATCACCGCCTGAGGCGCTAGACCCGCAGTTCCTCCATGCGTCGTAGATCGTGTTCCGCCTCATCGAACAGGCCGGTCAGATCCGCGTCGACTGGCACGATGAAGATAGAATCGTCCCGGCGCTGATCGACTAGCCGGCGGAAGCGGATAAGGAAGGGGCGGTACAGGCAGTGCTCCCCGTCGTTAATTTCGCTCGCGGTCCACCCCGCCAGCGTCCAGGCACGCAGCACCCGCCACGGCTTGTATTCTAGCGTCAGGTTCTCCGGCTTCTTCGGTCGCGCACCGCCATGAAGCCTGAGCCGTCCAGCCAGTCCGCGCGCACCACCATGATTGCCACCCGCACCGATGCGCAGTCGGTCCTCAAAACCCTCTCGACCTGAGCGGATGACATACAGCCCGCCCACGTTGCCTTGCTCGCGCCAATCCGCCGTCACGTCCCTGACCATGATTCCCCCGCTGGTAGATGCAGTTGCCGCAGCTCGGTCACCTTACAACTACTGACCGGGACTGCGAGCGCAGGAAGGTGCTGGACGCATACAATCCTCCCATGCACATGAAGCGCCAGCTCCGGAACGTGATCGTCGACATGCTCGATGGCATCGACGGCGTCTGTGTGCTGAACACGCACCGCATCAGCGTCGCCGCGGCGCTTGCCGCCAAGGGCGAACGGCTGGTGATCGTCTACCATGTGGCGGAGTTGCCGCCCCAGCGAACCACCAACGCCATCCAAGGTGCGCGTCCTGGCGTGCGCGGCTTCTCCTACGGCATCGCGGTCGTGACCAATGACGACGATGCCGAGAATGGTGCCGCCGACGAGGTTCAGGCCGAAACGGAACGCCGCCTGTTCGCCGACGATACGCCGCTGCGCCGTCTAGCGACCCGCGACGTCGTCGATGAGGGGGCAGAGACAAACGTCATCGAGGGCCGCGACGAAGCGGTCGCCACCATTCGCGTCATCACCTGCCACGTCCCGATGATCGAGGGCGTGCCGGACCGCAAAGCCTGAAAGGAACGACCGTGAACTCGATCAACCTGAATCCGAAGTCGATGGAGGACGTGGTCCAAGGTCGCGCCGTCCTCGCGTTCAAGGTCAACGTCGGCACTCCCCAGGAGGAGGAGGTGCACGCCGGCATCGTCACGGTCGCCGAGATCGAGGGCACCGACGACCCGACCGACGTGTGGGCGCCGAACGGCGACTCCCGTGTAAAGGCCGGGCAGCTGCCTGGGGAGCGATCGTTCAAGTTCACCTACACCACGCAGACCATCTCGCCGGACGTGCGTGTCCTTGCCGCCATGGGCCTGAAGCGTGCTGGTGGCCTGCCGGCGATCGCGGACTGGTCGAAGGAGATCGCTAAGCCCGTCGCCGGTCGCCGCATCGATCTCGGCCGCCCGATCCCCGACGCCACCGTCCCGAACATGGCCAAGGGCGAGAACTACGACCTGATCGAGAACGACGAGGTCATTCTGTTCAAGGTCGTGCCGGCTAATACGCCCGCCACGGTGAAGATCACCGGCACCGCTGCCGCCATCCCCGATGCCATCGTTGCCGACGTCGGGCGATCGCCCACGCGCGAAGTGTCGATGGTGCTGCGGTCGTTCGAGCTCGACAAGAAACCGTATCGCATCGTGATGCCGCTGGGCCTCCAGCGCATGGCCGGCGCGCTGCCGCTCATCGGCGAGAACGACGCCGCCGAAGCCGAGATCGAGGTCGAGCTGCTCGCCGACCAGACCGGTAGCTTCGGCACGCTCACCGTCTATCCGGCGAAGGCTGCGGCCTGATCCTCCCCGACGTGCCGGCTTCGTGCCGGCTCGGCCATCCACCAGCAGCATGGAGAGCCAGATGGCTGCCACGACTTACGCCTCGATCTTCGACGTCGCCGACGATGAGGGCAGCATCACGCTCCCCGGTCGCCCCAAGCCGTTCCAGCTGCATCCGATCGGTTCGAAGGACGCCCTGCGGCTCCGTAAGCGGTTCCCCGACTTCAAGGGCAACATCGAGAACCTCCAGTTCCTCGTGCAGAACGACGACACGGACGACGACCTTACCGACGATACGGTCGACCGACTGGTGCGCGTGATCGAGTTCACGAACGCCATGGTCGCCGTGGCGCTGGGCCACGCCGGTGACGAGAAGGCCGAGGCTCGCATCGACACCATGTTCTCCGAAGACGAGAAGGCCGCGATCATCTCGCGCGCGCAGGGTCTGTCGGTCGCCACGCCCGACGAGGGTTTTTCGAAGCGCTCGGCCTGACGCTGCCCAAGGCCGGGCGCTCGAAGGGCAGGTCGCGGCGCGCTGCCGCAGGCGTCCTGGAGCCGACCCCGCTGGAGATCGCGCTGGGCTGGACAATCGAGCTCGAACTGCACGGCCTCGACCCTGATCGGCTGATGGCGATGAGCTTCGCCCAGCTGTGGACACGGTGGCGCGTGCTGCGCGGCATGGAAGCGCGCCGCGCCGTCCAGGACGTCAACACGACGCTGCTTGGCAGCCGCGCCAAGGGCTCGGATGTGAGCAAGTTCATGAAGCAGATGGGGGCAGACAATGGCTAGCACGCCCGACATTGCTGTCCGCATCCGCGCGGAAGGCATTGCTAAGGCCCGCGCCACTTTCAAGGCGCTGCAGGCGTCCGCGACCCGGTCCTTCGCGCTCGTCGAGAAGGGCGCGTCGCAAGCACGTGCGACGCTGTCCGCCATTGAGAAGCCGGTTGAACTGACGATCGGCGGCGTGGCGAAGATCGCGCGAATGACCGCGCTCGTCGGCACGCTAGCCGCGGCGCTGGCGGGTCTTGAAGTCGGCAAGGATCTCGACGCCGGCAACGCCGTAACTTCGATGAAGGCCGGCATCGGCGTTGCGATCGACCGAACTGCCGAATTGAAAAGCCAGATCACCGACGTCCGTAAGCAGATGGCCGATCTCCCGCAGAACAGCGACATGTTCGGCGTGTTGCGCTCGCGTGCGGAGGCACTCGAAACGCAGCTGGCGGCGACCCGCAACGCGAGCAAGATGGTTGACGATCAGTGGCGGAAGAACGTCGCCACCGCCAACCGGCTCGGCGTGGAGATCGAGAAGGTTGGCCCCGGCTATGTCCAGCTCGCTAATGCGACCAAGGGCACGGCCCTCGCTGGTGAACAGACGAACAAGATCTTCGAGAGCACCCTGAAAACCAGCCGAGCACTGGGTCTATCCGCCGACAAGACCAGCAGCGGAATGACGGCCATCGCTCAGGTCGCAGCCAAGCAAAAATGGTCGGCCGAGGAGGCTCAGCAATTGGCCGAGGCGGGCATCCCCGCCGCCAAGATACTGCAGAACGAACTCGGCCTGACGTCGATTGAGTTCGCGAAGCTGCAGGAGCGGGGCATCAGTGCCGAGGTGGCACTGTCCGCGCTTGCGCGCGGCATGGAGAAGCAATTCGGCTCGAAGGCTGCGGAACTCGCGAACGGCCCTGCTGCGGCGTTCGCGAGGCTGAAGAACAGCATTTTCCTGGCGCGCGCCGAGGTAGCGAACGGCGGCATGGCGAAGGGCTTGGCGGTAATCGCCGACAGCGTGAGGGCCGTCATCGATCGCCTCGCGGCAAGTGGGCAGCTCGCAGTCATCGGTCAGCGTATCGGCGCTGCCTTGGCCAATGTGCCGGCGCTGTTCGCCGCCATCTCGCGCGAGGTCGGTATCCTGCGCGCGTACACGACCGAATGGTGGCGTCAGATGCTTGTCGCGATTGGCGTCGACACGACAGGCTGGGCGGATCGTACGTCGGCGGCGTTCGCTTGGGTGCGCCAGACGCTTCTGCAGCTCGCATTCGACATCCCCGGCGTCATCTACGCGCTGCGTCAGGCGTTCGCCGGAAACGACGGAAACGTGGGAGACCGGTATGCGTGGGTCCTGCCGTTGCGTGACTTCATCCAGAACCAACTCATGCCGCTGCTGGCGAAGGTCCCCGGCATGGTCGAGAAGTGGCTCCCCATCTTCGTCGGCGTCGCGGGCACGATAGTTTCGATCATGGGCGGCATCCGCGACACGATGGTGGCTGTCTTCGGCGAGGAGGGGGCGAACAAGATCGCCGCCTTCCTCATCATCGGCCGGTTCACTGGCATGCTCTCGGCGATCGCGGGCGCGATGGGCTTCGTCAGCACGGCCGTCAGCGCTCTCGTAGGCACTTTCAACCTGCTGAAGACCGTGGGCCTTGCGCTGTTCACGCCGCCGGCTGGTCTGATCATTGCCGGCATCGCGGCCGTCGCCGCACTCGCCTATGTCGTCTACAAGAATTGGGACAGCATCAAGGCCTTCCTCGTCGGCATCTGGGACTCAATCGCGGGTGCGGTCACCAGCTTTGTCACCAGCCTGAAGGAGATCTGGGACGGTCTCGCCGTGACGCTCAAGGCGCCGTTCGAACTGGCTAAGAAGGCCATCTCCGCGATCCTCGACGGCCTGATGAAGGCGATCGAATACTCGCCGGCCGGTCTGCTGTTCAAGGGCGGCAAATACATCGTCGAACACGCCAGCAAGGCGGTCGGATACGCGACTGGCGGCATGATCCGGGGTGCAGGCTCTGGAACGTCCGACAGCATCCCGATCTGGGCGTCGAACGGTGAAGGCATGATCAACGCCCGCGCGACGTCGCACTACGGCGGGCAGCGGTTCATCGACAGCGTGAACCAGATGAAGTTCGGCGGCTTCCGAGCGCCGGCGGACGTCGTCGAGGTATCCTCGTCACAGGGTCGTCCGCTCAGCCTCGCCATCCCCGGCTTCGGTGCGGCGAGCGGCATGGGCGACGATCGGTTGGCCGATAGCCTCGAGCGCCTGTTCGGTCGCGCGGCGGCCGGACGCGGACGCCAGTCGAAGCCGAGGGGATACCGCTGATGCTCTGGGTGCCGCAGCTTACGATCGACGGGCGGGAGCTCTCGCCGGCGTCTCACCGAGGCGTGACGATGGACTACGCCTCGATCGACGGCGTGCCCAAGCCTCGCCGTGACGGAAACT